AGTAGCAAGCGAAATCGCAGAAAAGTTCTGGGCAGACACAGTCGGCATCTATATTAAAATCGAGGAATTGCCATGAAGATTGATTACCTAGATTTTTTTAGCAGAGTCATACCTGAATGGATGGCACGTAGCAATCAGAAGAGCCAAGAGGTTGGTTTTGGTTCAGACACTTACTGGCTATGGGCTGTTGAATCTATAGGACAAGTTTGCAAACAATACAACGATGACGAGCTAGTGACTGAGCAGTTCGGCCTGCTCTTTAACTGGCTAGAGAAACAAGCGGGAGGTTAAATGTGAATAAATTAGATATAAAATCTGGAGATTATGTCAAGGTTCTCAATAACGGAGATTTTCATAGTATAGTACAGGTCAAGAATATACATGACAGATACATCGAAACGACACATGGGATTTTCAATTCTGAAACTCTCGCATCCCGTGTGAATAGAAATTGTATTATATCTGGAATTGTGAAATGGGAGGATTTGAAATGGAAGAAAAATCATACGAACAAACATTATATACCATGGTGCGCGAAGATAAAATAGACAAGCCTAAACATTATCAGGGTGCGTTTGGTCTTGAAGCGATTGAGGTTGTCCGTAACTTTGCAGGTAATTTAACAGCTGTGCAGGGATTTTACTGGGGCAATGCAATTAAATATTTGCTACGATTCCAAGGCAAAAACGGTTTGGAAGATTTGAAAAAAGCCAGAAAAAATCTGGATTGGTTGATTGAGGAGATGGAAAATGAGTACTAGGGTTAAACATATTATAAAAAAATTATGGTCATTGCCACCAAAAGACCGTGAAGTGTGGCTAGAGGCTATCATGGGTGAGTTTGATGAAGATTTTAGTCATGCTAAATGGCGTGAAGGTTACGAGCAAGGCAAGTTTGAAGGAGCGCGGGTTGGTGAACAACTAAAAGACGCTGATAAAATACGCAGAGAATTAAATAGACCAGTCGTACCGCAGTTCGTGGCGGATTGGTACGAGAAACATAAAAATAGCTTAGAATTTAATATTTTTGACTATATATATCGGTTTGATCAAAACGAGGAATCTGATTTAAAAGATTGGTTTGATGACATAAACACTAACGCGTTTCAAACTCTTGTAAATATGCACCAATTCGGCTACGAGATCGAGAAAGAAGCTAAGTATACGGTTAAAGTTAAAGCCACTAAACAATACCTATGCAACGATGAATAAGGTCCTCATTTTAGTCCGAGTTTCAGATCTAATTTCACGAAAACCAATCTCGAAGAGTTAGGTTTCGGCTGGGTGTTCGATTGCTCAGGAATTGAGATTGAGGAGGTAGAAGAATGAACCAATTAATCTGTCCGAATTGCTATTCGACGTCGTCGATACACCATCATACTGACTGGCGACATATTGATAATTCGACTGGTCAATTGAAACCAGTCAGCGTCGTGCTATGCTTAGACTGTAAAACGCTATTTATTGATGATAGACCTTACCCCGAATTGCTGGAGGTGGAATAGATGGCAAATATTAGATTACAAAATCCGTACATGGATGAAATAATCAAAGTAAAAGAGAGTCGTGAGTATATATGTTATAAATTAGAGGATCTAACCTATGGAAATATAAATTGTATACAACTACATCAAATCGAACCTGAAGAAAGACTTATCACTATCAATCCGAAAAATTTTGCAAAAGTTGATTTTTATGAAGATGAAGAGGAAAAATCATGATATTAACATTTAGAGTGTGGAATTCGGAAACGAAAGAAATTGAAGTATTTAAAACTTATGAAGAAGTTAGTAAATTATTTTTAGCATTAAGCGCAGATGACGGTTTTTATTCGGTAATGCAATCAACAGGGTTATTTGACAAAAATAACAAAGAGATTTTTGAAGGGGATATAGTTCGAGTTTTTGATAGTCTATACACTGTTTTTTATGATAGCGAGAAAGGTAGCTATCGTTTGAAACCGCATGACGAACGCTGGACTGTGGATTATATGTCGAACTTTTCGCATGGCGGAAATTTCGAAGTTGTCGGAAACATCTATGAAGATAAGGAGTATTTATGATTATTATTAACACAAATCCCAAAAATCCACTTTTGCAAAAGGTGAAAGAGGAGCTGGATTTTTTAGGAGTCAAATACGAAATTAAAAAATCATGGACGGATGATCTAATTAAACAATGTTTTATCAATAATTTTGAGTTTTGTTCGGGCCATTACATGAGCCAAATCAGAAGTTTAAGTTTTGAGCAAGCTTTAGAAATGATCCATAAAAATCCAAAAATGTTAAGAAAGCTAATCGTTATCAATAAAAATAAAGCGATAGCAGATTTTCCAAAAATCGGATTGATTAGAAAACAATTGAAAGGTTTATTAAAATGAGCATTGAAGCAAAAAAATTTTACAACCATATAAAAAAGCAATTAAAATATGTCCCGAACACATCAATTGCAGAAAGATTGAAAAAACATATTTTAGCACATCCAAATTTTAACAGTAGCAGAAATTTTTTGGATTTAGTTGTAGCAAACTACTGTACTAACAGAAAAAGAAATGAGTTGCCATCCAAAGAGGTTGTAAATTGGTTGGGAAATTTTTTAGATGTAGATTACGAAGGTATATTTTAGAAGGAAAGAGGAAAACAAGATGACTAAAACTATTGAAATACCGTCTTGGTGCGATATGTGGGGAGATAAAGAGGAGCGTTATGGCTCACTAGAAGAACTGAAAGAGTTGTTACTCTATAAGCGTATTGTGAAGTGGGACAAGGACCACCTGGAACTTGAGGACGGGACAAAGGTCACTATTGAAATGTCAGAAAGTGATTGCTGTGCCTGGGCAGGTGGCGAGTTTAAGAATGTTAAGCTAGACGCAGTAATTACTGATGTTAAATTTGGAGAGCCAAATAAATTCGATAACGGCGATGGTACAACTTGCTTAAATACGGTTACTGTTTATCACAACCAGAATCCAATAGCACTAGCTGAGTGTGAGGCTAATGATGGCAACGGTGGATTTTACTACAGCATCGGGTCTCTTGTCATTGGTAAAATACATTTTCCTGTTGTTGAGGCGTAGGAGGAAGTTATTATGACAGAAACTCAAGAGCCTTGCTTGGCAAAAATAGGTAAACATTGGGAAAGAGCCGATTTTATTGGAGTATTTCAATATTCTTATACTCATGGAGATAGCCCATTTGTTGGTGGTTATAAAGCTGGACAGGTTTCATATCCAATTGCAGTTGTTCGTTTTGGTGGTAAATTGTATCAGTTAAAACTTGATGAAATTGACTTTTGTGAGGTAAAAAATGAGACCTAGAAAATATCCATATTCAGGAAAGGCTAGGATTGTCAGGAAAGAAATGCCGAGGTTTATCGTTCTGAGTTATACAGCTTTCGATAGTGATTTGGTTGATCGCATTGACACAATGGTTCAAACTGGAATAAGTGAAACGCTAATTACTTTCAAAATCCCTAGGTTCTTCTCATACGAAGAAAAACAAATCAGAGTGCCGTTACCGCTAATTAAAGTTGTAAAAATCCTTAATCAGTACTAAAAAAAGCCAAGACACTCTCTGCCTCAGCTAATAGTAATATCGCAAAGACTATTATACCACAAAGGAGACAGAGAGTGAACAAGGCTAAAGAGTTACTTGATGAACTACAGAATTTGGATGAAGAGATACAGAGTCGAATAGACGAGCTTGCTAATCTTGAAGCTAGTTTGCTTTCTAGCCCTAAAATGAGCATGGATAAGGTTCAAGGTGGTCGGAAGGTTCGATTAGATGAACGTTACATCGATATTTTTAGCATGCAAGATTCCTTGAAAGAGTACATGAAGCAAGCAACTGCTGAAGCTATCCAGCGCAGAATTGAGCTCAGTAAATTGATTGATAAAATGCCTAAGCCTGCAAGTCGAACAATTTTAAGGATGGTGTATATTCAGAAAGCAAACGTGTATGATATGATTGAATTTTTACGATGCAGCAAGACCACTTTTTACAAAAAGAAGAAAGATGCAATACGTGAATTGGGTGTTGTAGTTGATAAAAGCGAACTAATGTGAACTAATGTGAACTAGGTTGAAGCGCACTGGTCTAACAATCGTGCTATTATAGTATCATCAGAATTAAGGGTAAGGCAGTTAAGTCTTGCCCACTGCGGAGAGTTACCCAAGAGGCTGAAGGGGGCAGGTTGCTACCTTGCTAGGCGTGTCAAAGCGTGCATGGGTTCGAATCCCATACTCTCCTTTGGAAATATAGCTCAGTTGGTAGAGCGTCTGGTTGAAGCCCAGAAGGTCGCAGGTTCGATTCCTGAATTTCCCATAAAAAGCGTCGCAAATTGAAAATAAGAAAGTG